TTATTGCTTCAAAGGTGGATCGCGACCCTGCTCGTGTTGATCTCGGTTGTTCTTTTGTTGGTGCCGCTCAACCTGTTCCTGATACAACCGATGCATGGAATTACACGCTCGGGTTACAACATAGGGTTGGACGATCACCACCGACAGGGCAACCAAGGGTTAAAAGACAACTCCGTAGATTTGTCAGGAAATGGCTTAAAGAAAACATGGAACCACTTGAAGAAGAGGACGTTCCTGACACTCCGGTTTGGATTAAATCAAGGCCATATACCCAAAGTCGAAAGAAGGAATTACAGGAAATTTATGACACAATCGACTGCACCAATCACACACACCACCTCCAATGCGAAAAACGAGCTACAATCGTTAAGTCTTTTATCAAAGACGAATGCTATGCTGAAGAGTATAAAGTCCCGCGTACGATTAACAGCAGAGATGACGTATTTAAAGTCATCTCTGGACCTTATTTCAGCGCTGTTGAAAACCGTTTATATAGACACCCAGCTTTCATTAAACATGTACCAGTTCCGGAAAGACCCGAGTATATGTTACGATTATTTTCGAAGCGATGTCAGGAAAGTTTTCTTACGTCGCCACGATTATTTGTTGGTGAAAGAAGAGTGCATACGTATGAATCGGATTATTCAGCGTTTGAATCACACTTCATCCCCGGAACTATGGAAATGCTCGAATTTGAGCTATACCGCTATATGGCGCAACGTTTGTCGTATGACAAGCGGTTATTAGTAGACGAATTATTACATGTCCTGTCCGGGACAAACACACTTGTCGGTAAATTTGGCAAGTATGAATTGAAGGGTACGAGGATGTCAGGCGAGATGAATACGTCGTTAGGCAATGGATTTTCGAATTTGATGTTGAACTTATTTGCAATTTGGAGGAAAGGTGGTACAAATGTGGCTGGGGTGGTGGAAGGTGATGATGGCCTGTTTATTTATGAAGGGGTAGAGATGACCAAACAGGATTTTGAGGACCTTGGATTTACTATAAAAATCAAAAATGTTGACTGCCCTAATGAGGCTTCCTTTTGTGGTATTATTTATGATGATGATGACAAGATTAACGTGACTAACCCGATTTCAGGATTGTTAGAATTTGGTTGGGGGGGTTCACGTTATATCAAGTCGTCTGAAAAACGAAAGAAAGAATTATTAAGGTGTAAGGCATTGAGTTTGGCTTATAGTTATCCTGGGTGTCCGATATTGCAGAGCTTGGCACATTATGCTCTGCGCTGTACAGACGGACTGCATTGGAAAATGGATTCAGGAGCAAGTCTGTACGAAAGGGAAGAGTGGGCAAAATGTTTAGGTTACATCGAGAAATATGGTGTACCCTCACGGTCTGTCGGGGTTAAGACACGAAATTTGGTCGAGAGACTATACGGCATCAGTGTGGCGGATCAGCTTTTGGTTGAGAATTATCTAGATGGTCTAGATAAATTACAGCCATTAGTTGTGCCGGCACTGATGAAGTACATGTCTTTTGATCAAGTTAATTATTATGATTTATATGTTTATAACATCCCGGATTTAAAGGATCTCCATCTCCCTAGAAATCGCGTTAAGACTCAACAATTAAGTTTCTTAACTGGTGAACGTGATTTCTTAAAATATATGCGCATATGAGCATATATTGTCCAGTACTAACTGGTTGTGG